GCAACAAATGGGTTAGCAATCATGCCATACCTTGTTTTGAAGCCCATTCTTGGTTGGAAATCATTCTCACCAACGGCTTTAACCATTGTTAGTGGAACGTATGGGCAGTAGAATAAACCTGCGTCATAAGGATTGTTTCCTCTGTATCCAACACAAACAAAATCAGTAGTTGCATATGGGTCGATGTAAACTTTAACTCTTCCGTTTAAAACACCTGCAAAAGTATTACCAGTGTCATCAACATTTAAGTTTGCAGAAAGAGCAGGAGTGTAATCTAACATTCCAGCAGCTGCTAGGGCAGAAGCAACATCAGAAGAACAGATTACAAAGTTACCTTTTCCTCTTCTTGTTTCTTTAGCAATAACATTTGCTTCTCTTTCGATTTGCATGATTAAGCCTTTAAACTTCTCAACCATCCATCTTCCATCTGAATCTGAACCTACATCAAAAATACCTGAAACGGCTGTTGATGATTGTAGAGCACCGATTTTAGCAGTTTTTAGAACAGTTCTAACAACTTCTCTGTTGATTTCAGCTAAGATTTCAGCAGATAATATGTTAGCAAGTTCACCTTCAGCGTCAAGACCGTGAATCGCTTTAAGGTCTTGTGCTAATTCCATGGTGTACTCAGCTTTTAGAGCTCTTGACTTAGCTGTTACTGTTGATTTCTCAATAGTAAAGGCCATCTCGCCAAATGAACCGTCGCCAGTTTCACCAACACCTAGTCTTTCAGCAGCGGCTGTGGATAAACCAGAACCGAATGTTGAAACTGTGTCAGCTTCGTCAGCGATTGTTGCGTCTGTATCAGCATCAGTAACACCACTTAATCCTGTTGGATCAGCTTGGTGAGTACCTGTTCCAGAAAAATCAGTATCTGCTTCATTAAAGAATGCTTCAGTTCCTGATTGTGAGCTATATTTTGACTTCATAGCAAAGATAAGACCTGTAGGTCCACTCATAGGTTGTACACCTGCGATATCATATGCTATAAGGTTAGGCATTGCTCTTCTTACAAGTGAAATTAATACTGGGTCAAAAGTTCCGATGTTATTCGGAGCTGAACCTGAACCAATATTGTTAGCTGCAGCTGCTTCAGAAATGAAATTTCCTTGCATTTGAGCTCTTTCTTCTTGTAGGGATACCTCTTGGTTTTCTAATAGACGAGCTGTAACAGCTTTTCTATATCTATCGGAAATTGGGTCGATACCATCGTGATCAAGAACCGGTCCCCATTTTTCCATTAATTTTTGGTCTGCACTAAACATTTTTAGTTTCCCCTATAGTTAAAATTAAAAATCATTAACTAATAATTAGCTAATGTGTTTGTTAATAGCTTGAGTATATCTAGCCATAGTTGAAGATACTTCCTCTTCGGTAGCATTATCTTCGCCTAATAGACTATCAACTTCGTCCACTGATTCAGTAACTTCTTTTTGGAAGTAAGACTCTTTGACAGTTTTGACTTTCTGTTCGAAAGTTTCTCTGTTATCAAAGTCTACATCTTCTACTAAAGATGCTAATTTCTCAGCTTCAGTAACTGCAAGCCCTTCGGATTGTTCTCTAATAACATCAGCTTTTTCAAACTCTTGAACTCTTTGATGTAATTCGATATTATCCTGTGTGGTTTTGTTTAAAGTTTCTTCAAGTTCAGTATTCTGTTCGTTGAGTTCGTCAACTAAGTCTACTTTACCTTCTGGAACTTCCACATAATGTTCTTTGAACACACTGTGTAAAGAAGTCATGAACTCTTCTGCAATTTCAGTTCTTAAACCTTGTTGCACCTGTAGTTCATTATCAGTCATCCATTGTTCAACTACATAGTCAAGGTAACCGTTTACCTTTTCTACTAAGTCGCTTTGGACTTCTGAAATTTCATCTTCTAGGTTTTGCGCATATTCGCTTTCCAACCTGTCGATTTCTTGTGATAACTTAGATGTTAACACAGCTTCGAAGATTGATTGAGCTTTATCACGGAATCCATCTGAAAGTGTTGCTTCTTCTTTAATAATGTTTTCCAAATCTTCATCAAAGTCGATTGACTCAACTTTAGCTTTTGCTTTAGGATCAGCGGCTTTACTTCCACCTTTCATAGCAGCATCAGCTGATTTGATTGATTCTTCTTCACCATCAATAGAAACTAACTTTGCAAACATTTTCTGCGCATCTTCTTTTCTAGCAGCTTTAAGCATATCTACTGCAGCTTGAATGACTCCGGCTTTGGTTTTTGGAACACTGACTTTAGGAGCAGATTCTTTCTTCTCCTCATCATCATCCATTGACATTTCTTTCTTCTCATCATCATGATTTTTCATGGCATTCATTTTCTTCTTGCCATCATGATAAGCTTCTTCTTTGTCATCTGAATGTTTCTTACCAGCATTCATCTTGCCGTAACCTTCGTCAAGTGAGTCTTCTGTTTTTTCCTCGTCTAAAACTTCTTCATTCTCAACGAGCTCAACATTTTGCTCTTCTTCAACAGATACGTCTTCAGCTACATTATTTAAATTGTCGCTATCTGACATAATAGTCTCCTATATTTTAGAGGTTAATTTAGAGAGGAAATTCTTAAAAGCTTTTATCTCAGCTTCAGGCAACCCTTTAGCTGGGGTGCTTTTAATTTCAGTCTCAATTAGTTCAATGTCTCGTCTATGAATGATTCCGTTATCCCATACCCATTCAACACCTTCCATGACTCCATTTACAAATGCACTTGGAGCTGAAGGGTCCTGAACAATATCTACTGTTGACAACATAAAGTCGTCACCAACATAACTTGCCCCATTCTTCTGGACTAGACTTCCCATACCACGACTTGATACACCAAGCTTAACTCCACCATCGAGTAGTCCTTCGACTATTTTTCCCATTGGGGTTTTAAGTATTGATGCTTTTCCTACAACATCATCCCCTTGGAATTCCAAGGAGGTAATTTTGTGTGAAACTTTATCCAGGTTAACTGTTGGCCCATCAGGGTGATTTAATTCACCAACAGCTCTTCCTGTTCGGACTTGTTCATCGACATATTTTTTAACAGCACTCATGAGTACTTTCTTGTCATAAACTCGTCCATTCTTGTTCTTTTTATTAGACTGCATGAAGACGCCTTCGATAAAATAGTCTTTCTCACCATTTTTCTTGGCCTCTACCAATACATCTAAATCGTTTTCTACATATTCGGTTATTAACTTCATAGTTTACCTAAATAGTTTTGCCATTTGCTGGTGAGCTTTCCGAGCATCTTTTTCTTTCTTATATGTATCGGCTAATTCACCTTGTACATATAATTTAAACTCTCTTCCAGCCTTAGTAAGAATAAGCTCACCCTTGTGATTTGCGATTTCTTTTTCGCCTCTAGCAAGTTTAAGTTTACCTCTTAACTCAGCAAATGTTTGCATTTATTATTCCTCTTCTGAGGTTTCATCTGCAACTGGCTCTTCAATACTTTCTTCGCCATCTTGCATTTCTGGTTCTTCAACCATAGGCTCTTCGGCCGGTTTTGAAACCATTGTAGATGCTACTTTAATTTTTTCAGCATCTAAAGCAGCGGACATTTTATCTTTCATTGAAGCATTAAACGCCTTTTGAGCTGCTACAGTATCATTATCTTTTAATGATTTAATAATATCACTTACAGTTTGACTCATTTCAATATTCCTCTGTTATATATTTATAAAAAATTATACTTTAAAACTCATCTTCGCCATCATCATAGGCACCAGCAGCTTTTTCTTTTTGCATTTGGTCTTCCATTTCTTTGATTTGGTCATCGTCCATACGCAGTATGTTTTTAGCTGTCCATTCAATAGATATGAATTTACCTATATAATCACTGACGGAACCGAGCATATCAAATCTTTCTCTAATCATCTCTGATTGTTTTAATTCTGAAAAGTAATTATCTTCGATATAATCAAATGTAATTGATTCTTTCCAGTCATTCCAATCACCTTTGGTAATAATACCTTTTAACAAGAGTTGTGTTTTTAAGAGTTGCATGAATAAATCAGAAAATCTTTTTCTTAATCTATCAATAAACTTTTTAAATTTAACTTCGTCTCTTGTTATCTCGGTTGTTCTACCTAGACTAAATTGCGATTCTTGCTCTAACCTATTAATTGGTACATTTAAACTTCTATATAATTTCTTTTGGAAATATAATATATCATCTATCTGACCAAGGTTTTCTCCACCAGGCAAAGTAGTTATTTCAGTTCCTCTACCACCTTCTCGTCTTGGTAAAAAGAAATCTTCCAACATAGACATATGTTTTCTATCATCTTTTATATCACCAGTTTTAGCGTCGTAGATTAATTTATTTCTATATTGATTCATAATACCTCTTAGGTAA